ACCCACGATCTCCTCCGTGACAGGGAGGCATGTTAACCACTACACCACTGGACCAATATTTAATTTTAAATGGAGCAGATGAGGGGATTATATAAATACCTCATATATATTGATATTTGATGTTATTTACATCATTATCTACGTGTTTTGATAGCACTTTGTTGTTTTGTACCCCAAAATGTACCTCACTGCTTCACGCAAGAAAGATAATACAGTATAAACCATATTATGTCAAACGTTTTTTTATTTTTTATTTATTTTTTTATTGAATCTCAATCAATGGGCCACAGTTTACCCAAACTCCGCCAATCTTTGCGAGATCCTTTTTCACATTGACTTCATCAACACGAATTCTAGTAACGTAGACAATCGCATTTGTGGTATGCAATACGTTATCATTGTATCCGTCTGAATTGCGTACCTTGTCAACTAAGCTGATTGGGAACCAACCACCTAATTGAGCTAGATAAGCACACAAATCACCATTGATTCGTTTCAAACCTTCATCTCCAATTTTCATTTGAACTGATGTCACATAACTACCTGCATGCAAGATTTGGTCAATCGCTTCTGCATGTTGTGGAATACTCGGTTTAGCTGCTCCTGTATTTGCGAAACATTTAGGTCTGAACGCGGTATCAAATGTTGCATAATAAGGCAATTTACAAAGTGTAAACGCTCCATTCTTACCCCCTTGGTTCTGACCTAAAAACCAACCGAACTTACCATCAATGTCTGAATCGAAAATTGCAATGTGTGAATACGGTGTCCATCCTGCTACTTCCTTGAATACTGCAATGTCACCAGGTTGCATAATTGAGACTTCGTTACAATAGTTCAAGATACCATTTGTTTTACGGTTATTCCAAATATCCTTAACATATGTGCTTGTCGTACAATGGATTGCTTTGTACCCCAAATCAATCATGTACTTCATAGCTCCATCCCAACATTGAGCGCCGTAATAGCCATCAATGTCATAGGCTTTACCCATTACTTTTTCTTTAAAATCATTATAATTCATTTACTCTTCCTCCGGTACACTAATTTCAGGTAATCCGCCAATACTAGTCAATAACGAAACGATGCCTGACAAAAACGCTGATGAAATTACAACTCGCCAATCAACGGCTTCCAACAATGCAGATGCTCCAATAACACCAACAGCAGTTTGAGCAATTGTCTTTAATGCTCTGATACTTGCATAATAGCCATATTGAATCCACCATTCTTTACTATATTTTTTCATTTACAAATACCTCCTATCCTAATAATAATATTTAAATCGTTTATACACTGTACAAAATAAAAGACCGTATTTAACGGCCTTATTGATACATATTAAACATGTCTCGTATATGTGTCTTAATCATTGTTTTTTCTTCATCTGAATCAACGCATTCATGAATCATAGTTACGATTTGTTGCATACATTTCATAGTCTTATCTAATTCACGATGAGACTTTTCTAAATCCATCTCACCTTTTGTACGCTTATATTCTTCTTTGAACGCTTTATATTTTTTCAAATGTTCTGCAAGTTTATAAACAATATCTTCTGTTTCTGGATCATGAATATTATATCCATCATTATCTTCTTTTAATCTTGCAACAGTTGAAACTCCATCTTTTCCTATCTCAATTTGATATTTATTTCTCATTGCTTCTATCGTTTCAATGTCTTTGATATTATCTAAAGCTTGAGATAATGCATGGAAATAAGATTCTGCATATCCATATTTCTCTAACATGTTTACTGACTCATGCATTATCTTTTCATTAACTTCCATTGCTTTATGCATATTTTTCACCTACGCAATCTTTTTAATGATAATGTTTGCATTTTGAACAGTTAAGTCTAAACCACTGTTATTTGCTAATGCAATTGTATAAGATGCACCACATGGAACTTGAATTAGAGTGTCTCCACTCACATTTCCGTATGCACTTGCAGTTGCAACAGTATAAATAGATTGTGTTCCACCAATTGCTTCTCCGTTTAGTTCAAGCACTAAAGAAGCTTGTCCTGCCACTGCACTCGTAATATCCGCAGTATAAGTTACTTCATATATGCCTGGCTTTGTTAGTGTAAACAATCCACTTCCTAGATCATGAGCAAGCCAACCTTTACATGGACACTGGCATGATTTTGATCTTACACGATCTGTAGGAAACAAAACATTATTTGAATTATCGACTGTCTGAACAGCCGTAGCAATACTATTAATCATTTCTTTTATCCTCCTATTAAAATAGGGATAGCCTTTCGACTATCCCATTAAATCCAAAGGCAATTGCCTAATCACATATGTGCTAGATTATAAGTTGTTGTAGCCATTACATCCACATCCGTTGTTATAAGCGTAATATGGTGAACATGTAATGTAAGCTGGTTTTGGTGTTGGTTGCAAAGTATTAATAATGTTTGCTGATTGTGCCTGTTGACTTAATTGGAAATTAGCCGTCAATAAATCACGGTCACGATCAGCTAAACGATCACGTAATTCTTGCATAGTGTTTGCATTGATCAACGCACGTGTTGCTTCACCTTCTGAATGAATTGCTGTTGTAATGTCACAAGTATTTTTGAAACTTTGAGCATTTACATTGTCAATTGCTCTTTGAGTGTTGCAGCAGCATTCTTGTTGCTGAGCTTGCAAGTTTTGAAGTCCTAACTGATTAGTATAGCGACTTTCTAATACATCACGTTGAGTTTGACAACCTGTTTGAGATACATTTGTGTTTGTGTTAAAAATGTCTCGTTTAATGAATTCTTCATTTAATAAAGAATCATTTGTTAGGTTTCCATTTCCATATCCTCCATATCCAAATAATACGAAGATTAGCAAGATCCAAATCCACCAACCTCCACCGTTTCCAAAGCCGTCATCTCTTTCAGCTAAGTTGTAAGTTGGTTGAATTCCCATTCCATTTTCCATCATATATGTTCTCCTTTCTTTCTATAATAACGGTTTATCCGTTGTTACCTGATTCCAAACTGTTTTGCCATTTGTTGAAGTTGTTGCTTTTGTTGTGGATTTAAATTACCCATCATCTGATTTAAAATCATTTGTGGATTTTGACCACTGTTCATAAGCATTTGAAATTGTTGAAATGCTTGTGGATTTTTCTGTGATAGCATATTCATTAACATTTGTTGGGGATTCCCCATATTCATCATATTCATTGGATTCATATTACCCATAATACTTTTTAAAGGATTCATTTTGTTTGTGCTCCTTTCTTTGGTTGCTCATTAGCTTGTTTTGGTGGTTTGCTTAATGCACATATCAAATCATCTAATTTCTTTTCGATTCCATTTACACGATTTTCGATACTGTTAGAAGTATCTTCCGTGATTTCTTCAAATTTAAATTTTTTAAATGTTCCATCTAAAGATTTCATATAAAAAATAGATTTATTGTTATCAAATAAAATCGTTGGTAAATTTGCATTCGCAAAGTTTCTAGCTTCCTGCTCATCGTTCACCCATTTTCCATTAAAATCAAAATTACCTTGTTGTTGTGGTGTAATCTGATTATTAATGTTGATAGGTGGAATATTTGCATACTGTTGTACTTGCTGAATTTGTTGATCTATCATTTGTCTTTGCTGCATCAAACTGTCAATTCGTGCTTGTGCTGGATTATAATTGTTATACATTTCAACCACCTCTTTACGCTTTAATTATATGGTTACGCAACAAATAATTTAATACTCGAATAATACTCATAAAATACCTAAAATAAAATGAGCAACCATTATAGATTGCTCACATATTTATCGAACATTTTTCTTGCTTTGCATACTCTGTTCCTTATGGTTTGTACTTCCACACATAATGCATCTGCAATTTCCGTGCATGACATATCATACACGTATCTCATAATCAAAACCTGTTCATATTTCTTTCTTAATCCAACAGATTTGATAAGTATTAATGCATCATTAGGACGTATTTCTTTTAATCTGTTAGCTTTGTTAATATAAACCACCGCCTTAATTAAATTCGTTGGTTTGAATTAGCTTTGCAAGAACAATTATTCACATGATCATCTTTCCAATAAACACGACAAACAATAGTAGAATAAAGAACAATAATTACAAGGATTAAAATCGTAATAATCGTTCTACTTGTTTTATAGTTTCTATCAATTAATTTTGAGCAAAAACCATAAATGTTATCTACTTTTTCTTCTACATTTTGAAGTTTCTTGTTTGCATCTTTAATATCCATTTTTATTACGTTCCTCCAACGCTTCTACACGATTAAACAAAGTTTTTATTTGTTGTTTTAGTTCTGAAAGCTCCACTTCCATTGAATTGCTTCCTTTTTTTATTTCTGAAATTGAATCTTTAATATCACCTAAATCCGATTTAATATGTTCTAATTCATTCTTCAAAAATGCCATATTGGATATTTGCTCTCCATCCATCTTTCGTGTGCCACGATTATACGTAATAAATGCAATTACAAGCATGCATGCAGAAATAATAACGCTAAGATATTCACCACTCATATTAGTTTTCCTTTCAAGTTTTAATTTTATTTAAATACAATAATTCACTAAACCTTATTTAGTTAATTAAAAGTTTTATTTAGTTAACTAGCATTTAAATTTGTACTAGTGTTTCCATGCGAAATTGCATTAAGTGTGCTTTCTCCTTTTTCATATTCAAAAGAATTAAATCCTTCTACTTCAGAATAGCAAGTGTTGTTTATCATTGTAACTTCAAATGATTTTGAATCACCTAAATTACCTCTAATTTGTCCGCTTTTTCCATAGTTAGATTTTATAACACAATCTTTCATTATTAACTTTTGGTTAGGCGCATTTTGATAGTTTGAGGAATGACATAAAATTGCACCTTTCCAGTTATCTTTTTTAAAATATTCCTTATTTGTATTTCTAATCAGTTCGCAATTATCAAAAATAACTTTTTGATTTTCATTAACACCCATGCCAACTGCTGGAAATGCTTCACTATACAAAACACAATTTGAAACTCTACCAATCGTTTGCTCATCTTTATTTTTAGAATTACTATCAATGTGCAATGCATAACCGGGATATGTAGTAAATACATTATCTGTATATTCTGGATAAAAACCTTTTTCAGTCATTTTAATAGTTAAGTTTCTTAACTCAAAATTACCATTTATCATTACTGGCGTACTACCATATTGTCCATCTCTATTGATAATAATACACTGATCTCGATTAATACCTACAATAGATATATTGTGCTTATTTTTTAAATACACAACTTCATCGTATATACCTTCCCTTAGTAGTATTGTGGTAGGACTATTTATATCTCCAGCATTTCTAACAGCTTCATTAATTGAAGTATAATCTCCAGTACCATCTTTTGCCACAATAATTAACCCTTTTTTTCTTTTTTCTATTCTCTCCTCGAAATAAATATCAATACAAGGATAATTCTTAACCCCATTAATATTACCATCCCAATATGTAGGATATGGTGCTAAAGTCATGTAAGTATTTAATTCTTTTGTGTTAAATTTGGAGTAAAATGTTTCTACTGCCCCATTCGGAAACAATGTATCTACATATGTTTGTGTTGTAAACGCTCCGGGGGTATCAGAATATAAGCTTATTTTCATAAATGGATATTTACTAGCAAGCGATTCGACTGGAATTTCTATATGGTTAATTCCTTTAACAAATGTATATGTTTGAACATATCTATTAATCCATTTATCATCTGTAATGAATATTGTGCCAGTACCTCCGTTTGAATACACATCCATATTTACATTCTTTACATTGGAATTAATTTGAGCAAAATCACCAACTGTATATATCCAGTCATTATTCATGTCCGTCACTGGATAGTCATCTTGATACCATGATTTTAAAGAAGTGCCAATTACTTTTTCAAGACCTAAATTTTCACCTTGCTTAACTAAATCCTCATTTAGTGAATTAACTTGTGCTTGCAAATTTTCACTTTGTGTATTTATCATCTTTGTTAATTCGTTATAAATTTGTGCAATTCTATCTTCTTCTTCACTGCTAGGAGTATACGATTTAATATAAATTCCATCAGGTGTAGTTACTGAAGCAATTTGTGTAGACCATTTTTGATTAATCACGCTTGAATTATTTTCAGTAATTACAGCACTCATCACAAAATGCAAAACTCCTGAGTTTTTCAAAGCATCAAATGGTACTTTCCATGCAAATTCACAAATATCATTACTAATTGTTTTGTCAATCGCAATGGACTGACCTTTCACTCCTTTTGAATCAATCCAATTTATATATACAATTGAATCTTGCATTTTTTGAATATCAGATAATTTGTTACTGATTCTAAATTTAATTAGTTTAGAATTTCCATCATATTGCACTCCAAACAGACGAGAAACATTATTAATATTAATTATATGTGTATCTGTATCAATCGTAAGATATTCGTCATCATAATCATAAGCAACCGCATCAAAACTTAGTCTTGCTTTCAATCCATCCATATCTAAACTCCTTTCACTTGAAGAATTCCTTTTAATGGCGTTTCTTTAATTCCATTTACATCAATACGAACCATCCAATTATAAACACCAACAGAAAGTTCATCCGTTTGGCAAATCACCTTCAAAGATTCATCAATAGGAATTCTGATATATTCTTTGCCATCTTTATAAATAATGAATTCTAAAGAATCATCCTTACCAGGAATAAATACTTGTCCATTCTTATACTTAATTAAAATATCTGTATAGATGGTATCTCCTTGATTTATGAAAATATGATCTCTTTTAATTTCCATTTTTAATCCTCTCCGTATCTTTTTGCACCTTTCCATTCGAGTCCTGTATCACAATAAAGTCTACATTTCTCAAATGTTTTTCCATCACTACTCAAAACAAGTGATTTTCCTTTTTTCCAATTATTTCCATCAAACACCCATACTTCTCTAAAAGATGCAGATGCAATGATAAAAAAGTAAAACCAATCACTCGTTCTTCCTAAAGTATCTGTTACATAAACAAGCATTCTACGCTCATTCCCATTCGGAACTTTAAATTCCTTTGTAAGATTATCTGAAGTTAAATCACTTCCCATACCATCATAATCCCAATGACTCTTTGTAACATGTGCATCATCCGTTGTATGTGCAACGCACACTGCTTTATCATACTTATCATCAATATGAGATATAGTTACATCTACACTCGTAACAGATATTTTTTTATAGTCTTCCAATGTCGTTGCTTCTAAGACTGTTTGAAGTAAATACGATCCCGAACAGTCGGTCATAAATGGTTCAATATGAAATTCATAACTTGTCGAACCTTTCAATTCGCTTACAATATGTGTTCCGTTTAATCTATCCAAAATAAATTTTTGCGTTGCTTTTGAATAAATACGCAAAGTATACAAATTATAAGGATTTGTTTTTAGCCTTCCATAAATAGAAATTGAGGTACTATTAATATCTGATATCTCTGCTTCATACGTTGGCAAATCAATCTCAGGTGTAGTCAATCTTGCTATTCCTGATAAATTAGGCCATCCTTGACAACTTGCACCCCATTCAAAAGACCGTTGCCTATTGCAATACATAGGTTCATTTATTTGTCCTAGATAATACCATCCTGAATCCTGGATATAATTTAAATCCCATCTTGAAATAGTTTTAGAAAGTCCTCCAAGCGTAACAACATTGGTTGCTTGGATTTTGAAGTTTCCGGTATATTTAAACCTTACATCCGCTTTAAATTTTAAATTCGGATATGAACCTTCATATCGCTCATTGTAAGATTCAAACGTAAGTATTAAATACTGATTATATGGTAATGTTGCTAAAACAGTCATACACTACTCCTCATATTTGATATAGATATCTCCAGCTTTATCACCATCTTGTACAACAGGGTCTGAAGTACCATATCTAACATTAACTGTTAATTTCAGTTGATTTTTAAATTGAGCCACATAATTTTCTAATTCATTTTTATATGCATTTGCTTTCGCAACCAATTCCATCATAGATTTGTATTCTTCAGTCGATTCTAACGATTCCTGCGCTGCAAGATTATCAACAACCTTAATTTTAAAATTAAAAGTAGTGACAAACGTTCCACTAGATTCTAATGTCACCTGGCATTCACAAATCCCTAATTCGGCCAAAATATTTTGAAAAGCTTCTGTATCTGAAAATTCAATTTCGTATGCATTTGAGTTTTCAAACCTTGATACAGATGTAGAGCCAATGCTAACCATTAATCCACTCGGCTTTTTAGTCCATAAAATCGCATGCAAAGATTCATCAGCATTTGAGCTATTACTAGTAATCACATCATCACTTACAAAAATTCTTAATCCTCGCCCCGAATCAGCTCTTACCATTTCAACAATCAAGTTGTCGTTTGGCTTCGTTAAACTAACGGTTAAATCATTGTACACAATTGCCATGTTATACCTCACTTTCTAATACAAGGTCTAAATCTTCAGGTCGTTCCGTAATCAAGTTATAGGTCAATTTGTTTAAATAAAACCTTTCTCGTTTTCCAAAATCAGTCTCTACAAAAATTGAATCATTTATTTTTAACGTCTGTGCATTCGGCACATTGTATGGAAATAATTCTTCAAATTTAACAGACGTTTCTGTATTAGGTTCTTGTAACTCTTTTTCTAAAGATTTTTTAGCTTGTATTCTAAGATAGTTTCTTAGGTTCACTTCATTTGTAAATACGCCCAGTGTTGTTTTCTTTGCTTGTGAATCATCCGCAATCAATTTGATATCGGAATATTCTTTTACATCAATTCTATGAATTTCATCTGTATCCCAATTACTAGCCTTAACGATCTCGTTATTCGGTAGAAGTCGTCCATTGTACGCTTTCGGTATGATTCCTGTAACTACATTTTCCATTGACTTCTTTTTTGTGTATTCAGACATTTCTTTATTACTTATAAAGAAACCATTTGGCTTCAAATTGGAAGCATAGTAATCTTGATTTCCAAAATAACAGTCATAATTGTTGAACATCGCAACATATCTGTTATTTTCACATTCGGGCCATCTGTTCATCATAGAATTTTCTTCTGTGCCAAACAAACATTGAATCAGATTATATCGAACCCAATATGCCGTTTGTGTAGAATCCACATCTTCAATCATCCATTTACACGCATTTCCAACTTCGGAAGTACCTCTATCAGCAACAATTACTTTGTTGCCGTTGCCAATACTCGTTGAACTAGTATAGATGCCATAATATATGTTTATATACGGTGCAATTTCATAATTAGATCCACTCTTAATGAACCACCATTTCTCAGAATTATCTGAAGGGCTTTCGGAAAGACTTCCTAACACAACCTTTCCTGAATCCAATTTAAGCCACCTACACGAACATAATGATAAAATTCCATATATATCTCCATATTTGTCTGACCCTACTTTTTTCAACATGAAAGTCTGTGCAGATGTTCTGTTTCTTTGATATGTCTGTAATTGTATAGATGCATCTTCACTTGCGCTTGGAACGTCCAAACAATACCCACTATTCTGAACATTTCGGAAATAAATGATTTTTTCATCCTCTGCATTAACATTTGTATAATTTGCATATTCCCCATGACCATAAATTTTATAAGGATAATTGGGCCGTGAATTTGTAATAATCTCATTTGCGGTATTCACTGCATCTTGCCACGTACCACTCATAGTACGATCATCAAACACAAACACTTCTTTTTGAGAATCAAAGAACACATGTGTTGCATAGCATGTATATGTATCGCTTTGTTTGTTGTATTTTGGATACGCAATTCTATATAACTGAGGTTCTTCAAAATTTATATCCACTTTAAACACGGACTCATCACTGATTTCCATACCCATCAAATCACTTTTTGGAAATTCTATTTCTACGTACCAAATAGAATTTCTTTCAAACACTGCCTTAGCACTTATACAATGTTTTAAAATCACATCTCCATTACGTTCTTTCATTTGTGCATATGTTGTTTTTTTTCTAGAAAAGAATAAATGAATCATCTTTATTTCTCCCTATAATTACGTATAATTTCTGCACGAATAGCACCAATATCCGTTGTGATCAATACATTATTTGAACCATAATTAAATTTAAGTCCATCAAACGAACCACTTGTTTTCAATGTGTCATATTTATACGTTCCATTTTTATAGTATGTTTTCATATAAGAATTCTCTGTATTGATTTCAACATACAAAATATCCGATGTACCATTGAAAGGATTTGTGATTGTAAAATTGTTTCCATTACAATTGATCGTAATGTTTTTCGCATTCATGGAAGTGTTATATAAGCGATAGATTGGATATGCTGTTTCATAATAATTCGCAAGTTCTACCTTTTTACCACTTACAATATCGTATGGTCTTGAATACTTATTTACGTATCTGTAAGGTTCACAAATAAATGTGATTGTAAATTCACTTCCTCGTCCAAAATCTCTAGAATCTATATCAAACGTTACATTTTTTACCTTCCAATAATGTTCTCTATCATCACTAGTTAACTCCAATATTCCTTTATTTCCATTAAAATATTGTTGAATTTTATAGATACGATCTAGATATTCTTTCTTGCTATTTAAAACAAAGTTGCATTTGATAGGAATTTTGCGATCTTGATATACACCTGTATGACGATACGATGTAGTACCGTCACCAAGTGTAGATGTTTCTACAATTTCCTCTGCCATAGGAATAACAGGGCGCTCACTTACCTTTAATAAATACATAATATTTTGCGTATAACGCAGTTTATTTTCAGGTGTAAATCTAAAATGATACATTTTATGAACCTCCATTTCCCCATGATTTCAACATATCTCGAATTGATATAATTTCTTGTACAGTATCTGTAACAACATTTCCATCCAATTGCATAGGTTGTAGATTGATTGTGATATTGCTATCCATTATTGCATTTAAAGCACTCATTAAATTGTCCATTCTTTTGTAAATACCATCCAAGTTTAAATTGTATGCCGTAGAATTAGAGCGTGATACTGTACCACCCATAATAGATGTAGTAGCATCACTAGCCACTGCATATGTGCTTGTATCAGCCAACGCTGCAATAGAATCAGCACTCATAGGTGCAACATCAGAATCAACAACAGGTCGAGATAAATTATCTAAAGAATGTTTTTCAGTTTTTGTCTTTTTGACAGTCGTTTGCGTAATTATGATAGGATGATTTTTTGCAAACTCTTGTGCATCTTTTAATGCTTCTTTTACTTTTTCAGCGGCTGCTATCGTTTGTTTTGCGTATTTGCTATATGAACTAAACAAAGCTTTTCCACTAGAACCACCCATTGAATTTCCTGATGCTATACCATCGGATTCTCCGTCTTTTAAAGCTTTACCTGTTTCTTTAGATGTTTTTGATGCCTTATCTTTTCCTTTATTTAGCTGCTTCTCTAATTCATCAACTCCACCTTTTCCCAATGCTTTCATTGCATCAGAAACGGATATTTGATTACTTGCAATCGCTTCTGCAACTTTAGGTGAAACTTGTAATCCATCATATCCCGCCTTTTGAACAGCTTCGTTAAACTCAATCATGTTATTCAATTGAGCATTTGCTTCACTAACACTTCCTGCATTCTCAACAATACTTTCTGCGATTGCAGCAGGTATTGCTAAACCAGCTTGACCAGCATTTTCTGTTAATTGTTGGAATGTAAGCATCTGAGTTATAAAATCACGAGCAGTTGTATAGCTTTCTGTTCCATTCATGATTCCGTCTGTCAAATTCTTAGGGATTTTGTAGCCATCTTCTGCGGCCGTATCTACAACTTCTTGCAATTGGCTTTTTAAAGTATCACCAATTTCTTTTAAACCTCCCGTTTCTAATTGGTTTGTATAATCTGCTAATTTTTGATTAGACTCAAGAAGCTTTTCACCCATATTACCTAATGAAGCAGTGACCTCATCCATTTGTCCTTTTACAATGCCTAATTGATCTGTATATTGAGCAATCTTTTCGTTGTCATGATCTGCAATGGCTTCTTTTTGCTTTTGTTGTAATTCTACGTATTTACCACGTAAATCGTATAAAGTTGCACCTAGTTCTTGATATTTGGATTCTTGAGTAACAATAGACTTTGTGGTTGTCTTAATTGCATCAGCATATGCTTCTTGTTTAGCAGCTTCCTGAATTTTGTCGATATATTCTTCTAAAGCACCAACATTTTCAAACACTTTTCCAGTATTATCAGCAACCTTGCCACTGTTTTCATCTACTGTTAGATTAAGATCAGGATAAATAGCATTTAACTGTTCAACCTTTTCACGCAATAATTCTTTTTGTGTTTCTGATTTATTTTCAACATCATTTAGTTGTTCAATCTGAGTAACTAAATTTTTTGCTACCTTTTCATTTGATTTATATGTATCAATATATCCTTCTGCTTTAGATGTGTATTTATCTATTTGAGCATTGTATTTTGATAAACCATCAATAACTCTTAAATCAGCTTCATACAAAGCATCTTTCGCTTTTAAATCTTCAATTTCCTTTTGCTTAACCTTCTCAAACATAGGAACTAATACAGCAATTTCAGCAACCGCTAATCCTGCTGCAATGCCTAAGCCTGACAATAACACACTTGTAGACGAGAAAGCACCACCTGTAACCGTAGCTTGTGTACCAGCATCTGCAAGTGCACCAGTTAATTCGCTTGCTGGAGATAATGTATTTTCGATTGCTTTTACAAGGCTCTTTGTATTTCTAGCGAACCCCGCCATCTTCCCTACTCCATAATTCAGTCCATCTGAAATCTTGCTGATTGCTTTTGCAGTAGGATATGCAGCCGCAGTCACCAACAACAATTTTGCTATTGTTTCTTGTGTACTGTCATCTAAATTAGAGAACGCATTAGCCGCTTTCTTTACAACCTTCAATATAGATGTAAGAGTAGGTGTAAATGCCTGGCCTAGTTCATCAGCGGCTTGTTTAACTGCTTCCCATGTCTGTGACATTTGAGATTTTAATGTTCCATATCGTTTTTCCGCTTCAGTTGCCATGGCTGAATTCGCTTGCCATGCGTTTTGAGAAACATTTAATGCTTTAGCCAATACATCCGAACTTTGTGCCAAAGCACCCATTGACTGTGCTTGTCGTACTTCCTTAATGCCTAATTCATCCAATGTTTTTGTAACATCCGCCGATTTACCAATACCTTCTACAAACTTTAAGAATGTTCCCGCTGCATCTTCTCCCCAAGCCTTTTGGAATTGACTTGAAGTCATGCCAGATACTTCTGCAAACTTTTGTAGTTTCTTATCTCCCGTAGAAACAGATATATCAATTGTCTTCAACATTTTAGAAACAGAACTACCACCAGCAGCAGCTTCAATACCTAATGAAGACAATGCAGTTGATAATCCTAATACTTGGTTCGAATTCAAACCAACCATTTTTCCTGCAACACCTAGCCTAGTAGCCATATCCATAATATCCGCTTCAGTAGTAGAGAACTTATTTCCCAAATCTACGATTGTAGAACCTAAACGAGAATAATATGTATTCGTCTTTTTAGACTGTGAAACCATTACGTTTGAGAATTTGGCAATACTTTGTGCTGCTTCTTCACCAACAAGATTTGTAGTATCACCCAATTCTGTAATAGTTTTAGTAAATCCAACAATAGAATCTGTAGGGATACCCATTTGTCCTGCAAGTTCTGCATAATGTGCAATATCTTGATATGTACTCGATGTAGTTTGTGCAAGATTTTTTAAGCCTGCATTGATTTTTTCAAACTGTTGAGGAGTTGCATTTACTGTTTTTGTAACACCAGTCCATGCATCTTCAAAATCAATTGCAGTTTTTGTTGCTCCGACAATAACCGCTGCTGACAACGCAGACAATGGTTTAATAGTTTCTGCAAATTGATTTGCTTTCTGACTGGCAACACCAAATGAATGTGATAATTTTAATATATTTTCATTATCTGTAATAAAGCTTTTATTCAAGCTCTTTAGTTCATTGTTTAACGTTGCTGCACCAGCTCTTAGACCATTAAACGTCCTTTGCGATTCCTCATACGTGCTTCCTAAGTCAACAAGATTTTTCTTTTGTTCCGCAATTTTTGCATTGTATTCCTTTTGTGAAGCACTATTTGCCTTCATAGAAACTGAAAGTTCTTTATTTCTAGCAGTTAGAGTGGAAATTGCGGTTTCACATTGTTCTGTAGTGTGATAACTATCGCCAATCGCATCTTTCCATGCTTGGATTTGAGTTTGATTTGTCTTATATTCTTTTTGTAAGGCACTCATCGCCGATTCAGTACTGTTTAATTTAGTCTGATATTGCGATAACGTGTCTTTTGATTTGTTAACTTGATCTGCCCATTGTTGTTGTGTTTTAGGATATTCTTTAAGCTTTTTGTTATAGACATCCAATTGCTTAGAAGTGCTCTGAATCTTATCCTTTAATAGATTTTGGTATGTTGCAAATGACGAGAAATCATTCGGATTTAGCTTCATTGAAGCTTTTAGTTTAGACATTGTTTGGTCTAACCCTGATGTTTCTCTTTTGATTTCATTTATCGCTTTCTGAAATCCTGTAGTATCTCCATCAATCTTTACGGAGATACCTTTTATTTGACTATAACCTGACAATTTTAGTACCTCCTAAAATCTATCAAAGTCGCTTTGGATTGCTTTACGGATATGTACTTTGTTACTAGATTGTTTGTCTGCTCTTGCACTCATATTGCTTTTAGCTATGATCAAGTCAAACATCATTCCAATGTCCATATCATCTATTTCATTCATCTTGAGCCCTAAATTCATGCACCCTATAATCAAATCAGAGTAGCTAACTATTCTTTTTTTTTGTTTTTTTCTTCTACATCTTCTGATTCACTATCGATAGTTGGACTGTTCGCAAAAACGATTTTTTCAAACACCATAATACCTACTGTGACAAATGTGTCATAGTCTACAACATTATCAATAAAATCTGAAAAATCTTCCGTTTCTTTTCCTTGAACAACATCATATGCTTTGATACATGCCCACAACACACGTTCAAAGAATTCTGAACCATTCGCTTCTAACAATACATAATATGCAGGTTCATCTTCTTCATCTGTTCCCACTTTCTTTTTGATAGCTTCCGAGAACTTCATCTGTGCTTTCTGAGTGTCAACCAACATATCTCTATTGAAGTATTCTCTATAGATTTTCGCTGTCTTACCTTTATAAAGAACACCATATTCTTTTTCATCAATCTTAATTTTTGTTTCCATATAACCTCACAAAGAGGGGGTTGCCCCTCTTATAATGTGCTCACTTCCTTTCCATCATCACTTTGTACAACTACCGGTGTACTTTCTTCCTGGCTCATTTCACCAGCTTTTGGAGTAGGTAATGTTGGAGCAGTTGTAAAGAAACTCTCATAATTTGTATCCCCTTTACGACATTTTGCCTTTACCCATTGATGATCATCTTTCTCAATGGGAACTGCTGTAATATCCATTGATGTAGTAGTAGGATCAGTGCTTTCTTCTTTTGTTTCACCTTCTACATTTGGTCGTGCAAATACAACCTTATAGAAGATATGTTTAGTAGCACTTACATCACCTTCAAATTGGAACATAAGCGCAACATTATTAGGCAATACGTTTGCATCTTCTGCTAAGTTACCTTCTTCTGTTGTCACTGTATTGAAAATCATTTTTTCAATTTCTTCAGGAATCTCAGACATTTCCAAACTTCCTGAATATCCATTGTTTGTATTCGTTGTGAAATACGCAGTGTTATCTGCATAATATGTATTTGTATCTCCTTCTGGATCTAGAGTTAATGATTTAGCACCTTTCCACGCAGTAGGCGTACCATATGTAATTGATCCTGCACTTTCTGTAATAGAACATACATGTACATTTTTTAGACCGAATCGTACTTTGTTTTTTTCTGCCATAGTTTTTATCCTTTCAAATATTTTTCGATTAAACTTGGCAGTTCCTTGATTGCGTTTGTTTCTCCATCTTTCCAATGCTTAAATGCACGTGTACGTCTAGGAGAATTCCATAAATTATGTCCGTTTTCTAGTAAATGAGTTAATGAGTATTCGTGGCCACTCGCATAAATAACACCGCGTGTATGGGCTAATTCACGTTCTATCTTATATGTTATAGACCTTTTATACTTGCCTTTTCTACGCGTGTTTCTATGGTCTACATTGGCCTTAGCTTTAACAATGTCTTTAGAATCTTTTGTAGTTTCTTCTACTGCTCTATCAATCTGTGCCAAAGAATGCTCTTTATATTCTTGAATCATCTTTCTAATTTCAGGCCCAAGCTGCGACATATCGCAATATACATCATTGACGGCCAACTAATGTCACCGTCCATTCTGTACAGTGTACTTTTTGAGTGTTTATATCTTCATCTGTGATGGTTTGGTATGGTATTTCTAGTTCATCAAACATGTCTTCGATTTTAGCTTCTAATTCAAAATCTTTTTGATCAGTCACCAATCTATATATGTAAGTTCCAATCTTACAATACGTTCTATTGTCTGCAAAGTAATTATTTGTATAATCCAATGCATAATTCCCATAGGGGGTATGGGGTTTTGATTTGAAACTTCCGTATACAAATTGTCCTTCACCTAAAAGTTCAGTGAATTTAGCTACAATCTGTTGTCTTACTGTTTCCATTCTCCAGCATCCTGTTGAACATATAGTTCAATCGTATCTCCGGATGGGAATGTACGATAAACCGCATACTTTTTGTCGTTGTATTTCACTGTCGTTTCATCATTGTAATCAATAGTAGGAATAACAAGCTTATACGCTAACTGTATGCCTGCCTGGTAGGCTTCATTAAATTCTTTTGAATAAATTCCACCGACACGGCAAAATACTTCCTTCTCAGTTTCATTAACACGTTCCACACCATCTGCATCCACATATCTTTCTTTTTCAATCAGATATGCCACATCGTAGTAAAGATTATTCTCACGAGTATATTCATATGCCATACTATTTCACCTTCTTATGAGATTTATCTGTCATAAGAATCTGACGTAAATCCTCATATGTTTTAGCCATTGATTCTTTATTTGAAGCATCCGTTGTACCAAATTTTGACATTACATATGCTATTACCGCTACTACAATTTCATCTTCTAAATCATCTTCATCAAATAAGATATTTAATCTATCCAAATCGTATAAACATGCATTGATATACGTTTTGATTTCATCATCATAAGCATGTGATTTAGCTCTTGTAGCAGCAGTTCTAACACGTTCTAGAAGGCTTTCAGAAATATTGAACGCCATTATCTATCACCTAAGCTTTCTTCGCACTGCTTTTTCGAGTAGTTTTCTTAGGCTCATCATCTAATAAAATAGGTTCATCATCAGTTCCAACAGGTTCTTCATCATTTAATGATTGTGTTCCTGTTTGACTTTCATCTTTTGTAACATCTCCATTGCTTAAGCTACTTTTTTTTTTAACAAGAAGATGTATTGAGGATCTAATACTTTACCATCATTGATAACTAATGCCTGAGTTACTTCCTCATTCTTTTCATAATCCCAGTACTTCTTCACACCAAACTGCATATTTGAGTTGATCGCATAGGCTTCTTTTCCAACCCAATACATTCCGAAATATTCACCGTTTTTTGCTTCATCAAAATCTTTGAATGTATCATTTTCAACGAAATTAACTGTTCTAGCTTTGAATGTTGCACGTTCTGCACCATCAATAGGATTATATGTTTCTGCATAAACAGGACGATTATTATCATCGGCCAACGTTTTAATGTTTGCTTCATATGTAGCAGGCGTCATTACGAACTCTGGTTTTAATTTACGCATTGATAAAGGAATCTTTGCGAACAATTTTGTTTGCCATGATTTCCAATCTTTCATTTCTGCTTCCGTAAATTCAATAATGTGATCTGCTTTAATACGTCCACTTACTTTATTAGCTTCTGTTAAAATACCTTCACACTCATTGTTTTCAGATTGGCCTGTTAAAATTTCACGATCCATAGCTTCCAAATAAGCTTCTACAATAACTTTTGCTAATTCAGTTTCAAATGCATTTACAGTCAATACAGTTTGTAGTAATGTACGTGCTAAACGAATTTCACCAATCAAATATCCAAATTGTACAAATTCTGTAACAGAACCGGCCTTTTGACGATCAGATACTGTTGTTTCTGTGATACGTTTAAATGTAGCCTTGAATGAACCGATAGGATATTTAACACCACCACGGAAATTTGTATGTAATACTGCATTGTATAAGTAACCACGTGATTTACTTAATTCAGTCATTACTTTCTGAACAATTGTTTCAGGAATTAAAATGCCTAGATCAGCTGCCACACCTGCTTCTGCACTACGTTGTCTTAAGATTTCTGACTGTTTTCCTTTTTGAACGAATTCCATGAACGCACTACGATACTCCATATCGTCTTCCATTCCTTTTTTACGTTCTGACAAGTTTGTAGGCATTGATGGATGTGCTTTGCTACGAGCTTGTTCCTGTTGTGTAGCAAAAGCTTCATCTTCATCTACAATAGATTTTGCCATAGTATCTAAGAACGCCTGACGTTTTGCTACCTTGCCTTGTAACTCTTTGTCACGTTTTTGCAAGATATCAAATTCTGCCTGTAACATTTCCAAGTTTGTATTAGGATCGTTTTTGTTGACCTCATCTTGAATTTCTTTAAATCTTTTTTGAATCTGTTCGTGATTCATTGCATTGAATGCTGCTAGTTGTTGCTCTGTAAACATTAATTAATAGCCTCCTTAATCTGCAACAACAAACTCAGTCTTTCTCGTTTCTTTTCATTTTCTTTTTTAGTCCGTTCTTCATCCATTAAAGACTTTGCCCTTGCTTCAATAGACGTTTGATCATTTGCAGGAATCGAGACTGCCGAAACATCATAAATTTTTGATACTTTACGTGTTGTCCACGTCTTTTTATCTCTATCATATGATTCCTCATCCACCATGTATCGCCATGACATCTGAGTAACCATTCCTGCCTGAATACTGTCGTACAAACGTTTTGCAGCTTCTGTTCTTCCTAAATCTGCTGCAACAAACAATCCATGTTCATCTACTTCAACAATAAGTGAACCATTGCTTGTACGTGCATATACCATTCCTCCATGATCAAATTGGAAGATGATATCACTCATATCAGCGTTGTCCAAACTTGAACGCTCAATCAACTCATATACATCATTACCTTCATAATCTCGATAAAGAACATAAGGCTCAAATGTTGTAGCATATCCTTCAACATAGTACTGAGTATCAATCCGTTTATTTTCCGTCACCGGGTTCATTTGGAACGGGATCGAGCGCATTTGGATTTTGCTGTGGTTCGGTTTCCCCATTGTAACCAATTCCTCCTTGATTCGATTTAGTTACCTGGATATATTCACCTCGAATAAAACGTTTCTTACCTTCATCATCTGGTAAAGGCGCTTTGTTCATAATATTTAATGCCCCGTTTGTATCAATCATTCCTCTATCGAACATTTGAGTCGCAACATTTAATTTTGTTTGTGTCGAATCATACTGTAAACGATCACTTGTAAGAATGATTTCACTACCATTCATAATCTGATTTACGGAATATAACATTCCACTCAACACTTCTCCAACTTCAATAAAGAAAGGCTCGATAATTGATTCATAAAATGCATTCCATTCATCAGGTTTATATTTATTTTGTAAAATAGCTTCACTAATTCCAAAATAGCTGTATACACTATTTTCAATTGCCTGCTTCTGCTTGGCATCCACTAATAGTGGTTTACTTTCAATCGGTTTTACTTCATCAAATCGATTGTCGACAAGGAATACACCTGTTTCATTTTTGTTCAGGTTATTTCTCAAGATCATGTTTTGTTGTTCTTTATAATCCTCATCATCGTCAATTGGTGTTGAAATTTTAGCTAAGAATCGAACAATAGAACTCGACTTAATCGCATTAATTGCTCCTTCTTCCTGAGCAAGCATCAATTTAGCTGTTGTATCAAATGCATCATTGGTATCACCAAAGTAATCATTTTTATACTGCATTTGTCTTAAATGCCCTACCTTGCTGTATTCAATCAATTTTGTTTCGCCATAGATGAAATTAAAATAAATATAAACTACACCATTGATTTCTTTTAATTGACACTGACTTGGTACTGCGGGCCACAATCCCTTTATCATTCCATATTCATCTTCAATCGGAATAATGAAAGCATTGTTTTCTGCAAAATAGATAGTTGCCAATCTTTTGTAAAATTGACTAGCTGTCATATAAGGATTTGGCTTTTTCTTAACCAAATAGTTATATATCTTAGCTTTGTAGTCTTTGTTTGTCAGTTCAGGTGAAGCCTTCCCACATGATGTAGCAATTCGATTGATACATGCTCTGCATAGTCCAATCTCATATATTCCACCATCATATGATGAATACACTGGTGAATATCCACCTAAGCTTGCAAACATAGAGTGTAATTGATTTTGTTTAGGTGCTGGCTTATTTAGTCCTAATAGACTTCCTAGCAAACCAAATCTTTTTCTTCTGCTTTTAGCCACTAATTCACCTTCCTTTTCTTGTTTTCAAGGCGGTATTTAAAAGTATCCCACCATTTTTGTCTTACTGTATATGCATCAATAACAGATGCATACCCATCAATATGTTTTCTTGGATCAGTTTTAATCATGCGTACACGATTGTCCTCCGCAACTTTTTTTAATGCCACACTAGACATATGTGCTTGTAATAATCCATTTGTTCCTGTATGAACAAATCCATCTCTTACGTATCCTGTAAATTCATTAATAACCGGTGTAAGGTTAGTACCCTGAATGACATCATCCATCTTGTATCCATATTTCTTCATATCATCCACAAGATACTGAGCCGAATAACGGTCATATCCAACGACCACGCAATAAATCTTGTATTTCTTACGTAGCATTTCAAACCATTCCGTAACATCTTCATACCGTACAAAGTTTTCCCCACTTGGACTTAAATATCCCAATTGAATAAATCTTGTATATGGTATCTTGTCTCTTTCCTCTAGCTCCTTGATTTTTAATGTTGGAAGCCAAAAATGAGTAAATATGTAGTCCTGTTCTTGAATTCGTATAACTACAGATGCGGCTGTTAAATCTGTTGTTTGTGACAAGTCAATTCCACCAACTGCATATGTATGTGCAAAATCTTCAAATCTAAGTTCTTCACCTTTAACTTTGTTAATATCTTCTGCACTAAATAACGCTTCCGTTGAATTCTGTTTGATATTCGCATATTTTGTTATAAACTCCGCCTTATATGTCGGTGAGCTATGTGCTTTTAAAATTTCATTCTGCAAATATTCATAAGAAACCGATATTCCAAGGTTTGGCATTGCTTTTCTTAATTCAATAGGATCATCCCATTTTTGAATATCATCAATCATATAAAAGAAAGGCAACATTTGTTTTTCATCAGACGTACCAAGTAAAACGGATGTTCCACGAACAAATAATTCATCATATAATCCTTCATCAATATAGTTTGCGGTACTTACAGGAATATAAAGTGGATCAGGTCTTGCACCACCTGCCGACAACATAACGTTGTACATTTTCATACCCGCTTCACCTTCCCAGGCTGCAAACTCATCAAATATCGTCAAATATGGGTTGAATCCATCTGATTTTTTAGATGCAAAGGCAATTGGTTCCCATCTACAGTTATTCTGTTTCATGTAGATATCCGTTCTACGTTTTTTTACTCTTTGACTCAATGCCTTAGAGTGTTCCATCATTTGATACAGAACATTGTAAATGATCTGCGCTTGTTTTAACTTTGGAGCTATATTGTATATCTGCATACCTGCTTCATCAGATGTAAATCCAACATCAAGTTCAATACCTGCACAAAGAAATGATTTTCCTTGTTTTCGGCCCATTACCGTAGGTATTTCACGAAACTGCCTTTTTCCATTCTTATCAACAAGTCCGAATATGCACGCAATATAGTATTTTTGCCAAGGCTCAAGCTTTACTTTTGTTGTTTTTCCTTCTACGTGATGACAAAACGTTTCAATAAACGCTATATGCATTTCCGCTTTTTTCTCATCATAGAAGAAATCTCCATTTGCTAAACCTCTTTCAACATATTGAAGATTAAGTTTTATCCACTTACCGACTACATCTTCACCCGATTTAATACGTTCTTTATAAATGTCTAGATATTTCATTTAAATCTGCTCATGAACTCATCCAATTCATCACCTTTTTTTCCGGATACTTCTGTTGTTTTTGAAAGTGAAGTAGGTGACAAGCCAAGTTCTTTGCAGTATTTCATAATTTGATCACGTAATTGAACGGTAATAATGTAGTATGGTGAGCGCGATAAATTCGTTGCACCGCCCTTGTTCGTATATTCAACAACCATCTGTAGTGATTTGTAGCCATTTGCTTTACTTGAATCTCTCCATTGCTTCATTGTTGAATCATATTGGGCCAAGGCATCTGCAAGTGAATCAACCGCAACCGAATATTCAGGAGAAAATGTGCCTAAATTCTCTAGTTGTGAATTGATTCTTTTTTTCCATGCTCCTTTTTGCATTCATCATCCTCCCTTCCACATCCTATAAGCATTCCGTTTTCATCAAATTCAAAAGATGGTTTACGTTTGGAATGTTCTTCAGCATGACATAAGTCACACAACGCTTCCAAATTAGAATCGCCAAATAGAATGTGTACATCTCTATAGTTGTCCTGGTCAATGTGTACTTTGTGATGTACACAAGTCGACCTGGTATAGATACCTTTTTTCAAACATCTTTCACAAAGTGGATGTGCCTTTCTATACGATTTGCTTTTCTTTTCCCAAGCCTTGCTTGAGTAAAATTTTCTAGCATAATTTCTAGCACCTGTTTTTGTTGCTTCTGAACCATAATATTTTTTCATATCGCTACATTCAAAGTTTTGACCATAACTACAGTTAACAAATTTAAAGGACGACAAAAACTAACAGTAACCACTTTGAATGCAGTGATATGAAAAAGACCCATGTTTCCACAGGTCTTTTTCAACGGGCACTAAAATGAAACAATCCAAGAACTACCTTGTTTGTTCTAGAAGATGTTTTCCAATCTTCACGACTACAGAATATCACGGTTTTTCTTTGTACACTGTACAAAATGAAGAAATTCAGATTTTACCCCCTCTCATGCACTCATGACCCAGTTTTTTTAAACTCCCCACGCCGTTCCCCAAAACGCAAAAAACTTTTGAAAGATAGGGGGGTATCTGCTGATCTGATCCCAGCCCTGGGCGCTTTCAGGGTTAAAAATCAAACCTATGCAGCTACCACCACACCGCACCGCTCACAGCTTCAATCATATGACATTCATATATTTATTATTGTGTTGAAACATTTTTCAACATGTCTTGTTGTAAGCGTTCTTTCATACCATGACCATGACTACATTAATAGAACACGCGCGCACGTTCTTATATATGCAATAAACATTTCACTACTTCAATACATTGGATTATATGCACCATGTCATGCGCTCAGCGTGTCGCTTGTCTTCCTGGAGCTGAAGCAAACCACACAAAAAAAAGGACGCTCACCACGTCCATATAGTACATATACACAAGTCTTATAACTATATCTTATAAGACTACAACCGAACACGCTTAAAAGCCTTTTAAATAGGCGCTTGCGTGCACGTTTTAAAAACAAAAAGCTTTTTGAAAAAATGAGTATAAAAAAAAGACGGGTTTATATTTTCGTGCCGTCTTCAAATTCAAAATAGCATTTGTATCTTGCGCCTATCGCTTGCGCCATTTTTTCTAGCTCTTCATCCGTGAACTTTTCGCGTTTAATTCTAGTACTTATATTTTGTTTGGTGCATCCAAACGAATCCGCGATATCTTGTTGATTCTTATGAGCATAAGCAAGTGCTGCAATAATTTGATTTTCTTTCATATAATATGCGCCCTCCCGTTCTATATTCATTTTATAATATCAAACGTTTTTTTGCAATAACCAAACATTCATTTCATTTTTTGCTTGACAATGTAAAACGTTTGTTTTATTCTGTAAGTGTCTTAAGTGACTAGAAAGGAAAAAACATGAAACGTAAGCTATCAAGAGTTCATAAATATGAACAAAAAAGACGCGAACGCGATTATTTCAAATTGTTATTCTTCAACCTAATAATTTCAATCGCATGCGCATCCGGTAGCAAAGCCATTGAGTGGCTTTTAGATAGGCTATTTGGTTAACTCCAAATAGCTTACCTACTTACATTTTATCATGTTTAAGCGGTGCAAACAATGAAAGATTTTATCATGTATGTTTCACTATTTATAAATTTTACTAGTTTAGCTTTTTACTTAAAAAACAAATGGGATCTATAGAATATTAAGGAGGTAAAGATCATGTGTGAAATGAAAGCTTATATAACAAATTTAGGAAAGTATAACGAGGGTTATTTAGTTGGTAAATGGATTGATTTTCCAATCGATGAAGATGATTTTAAAAAGGAACTCGAAAACATTGGAGTGAAAGAAAATACAATGTATGAAGAATGGTTTATTACTGATTATGATTGCTCATTATTTGATATGTATGATGCATTCGGTGAATATCCAAACATTGACGATATTAATGAAGTGGCTGAAGCATTAGAAGATAATGAAAGCGAATTCACCGCATTAATGGAAGTATGCAGCTATACGGATGCATTAGGATACTTAGAAAGTGAAAACTATACTTTTTATGAAGGTATGACGTTGGAAGATGTGGCCTATGAAATTGTAGAAGAATGTTACAACCTTCCGGAAATTGCGCAAACATACTTTGACTATAAAGCATTCGCGCGTGATCTTGGTTTCGATGGTTATTATGAAACTTCAAACGGGGTTATTTACACATGCTAACACGTAAAAAACTTGACAATATGAGCACCGCTGAGGTGCTCACGCTTGCATTTATTAGATTGATTGAATACTTTATTTTTTCAATCGTTTTAATTCTTTCAATCTTTTCGATATCATGCGCTATTTATATTATTTAGGAGGTTAAACAATGGAACTTTTAGAAGTTAAGTTATTGCATAAATATGCAAGAATAAGATCATATATGAATGATCTTATTTCTGGTAATTTTGTCGTGTATGATTTTCTTTATGAGTGTTTAGCGGATCATATTGAATCATTTGTTTATGATCTTGCTTATTTCGAAAATGAAAAAGTTATACGCGTTTATTATGATCAACTTTTAGTTGATTCTAAACAAGTAAGCAAAGAACTTTATACACTTGTTATAACTATTTTTGAAGATAATGAATGGAGGTTTTAAAAATGAATAACAAAGAATATATTGAATTTACAGAAAAAAAACTAGATCAACTAAATGGATCTAGCTGCAAACCTTACACAATAACAAAACATTTAAACGGTTTATATAATTTATCTTACGGGCTTGACGTTGTGGCCTGGATGCTTAAACCGCGTGAACTTTGGCAGCTTGTAAATACTTTATGCATTTTAGACATTTTAGGAGGCCTTAAAAATGACAACATGGAAGCGTGAAAAAGCTCATTTTAATTATTATATTACAAATGAGCGAAAGAAACCACACATTTACGTTGAAGCGTTAGGAACTCCCAGCGCTTCAACTGAAAAAATTTTAAAAGATCATAGCTTTAAGTTTGATCATAATAAATGCATGTATGCAGCCGTTCAAACAAATGAATTAAGGCTTTTTGTCGCTCATGATCTTGATAAGCTTTTCAACTATGATATTCAGTTATTTTATAATACAGAAGCAAAAAAAGAGTTATATACACCAGATATTCAAGAAATAAAAGATATCTGTTATTTCTTCAAAATTTACAAGTGTTATATAGACATCTTAAATACAGATCTTTTTAAGATCTGTAAACCTGGATCAAAAAGCTTGCTTTTTACTTATAATACTAATTCAAAAACTATAGATGTTTTTAATAGAAACAAGCTTAAAGAAAGCTATGTGTATAATAATGGTAAAATCGAAAAGATGAGTATCGAAAAAGCAGCACCAAGGAAAAAGAAAAAGCTGCTTACAGATCAGCAAAGATTAAATGAAATGCTTGAAGAGTTTCCATTTTAGGAGGTAAAAAGATATGGGATATATTGGTAATAAAATGAGTGAACGCGCTTATGAAGCATATGAAAGTGGTGAAAAGCCACTTTCAAAATGGACTAAAAAAGATATTATTGAATGCGTTTTAAATGTTAGAAATGATTTTAACGAGAATGAATTGAATAGATATAGCAAAGAAGTTTTAAAAGTTTTTCTAGTCTGTAGTTCTTGGCATCATACGGGATCATATTTCAACGAAACCAATTTCTATAGTTTAGATCCTGATTTTATTGAACTATCAAAAATTGAAATAATCCAGGTACTTGAAAAGAAGAAAAAAGATCTTGAAAAAGAGAAGAAAGAAAAAAAGATTTTAAAACTTCAAAAATGCATGTTTTCATATATTGAATGGGCCGGAACACGCAAGCATCCAAAAGCAATAGAAAAAGAATCATACGGCATAATAAAAGGATCATGGATATATTACAAGAATGGTAAAAAATCATTGAATGGTAAATATATACATATTATTAAAGAGTTTGAACGTGCACCACGCGGAACTGCTTCACTATTTAAACAAATTGAAAAGGACTTGTAAAAAGTCCTTTTTTTTAATGTCTTCTCATTTCTTTTTGAATCAGCTTTTTTTTGACTGGACTCGATGCGAAAAAGTTCATGAAAAGTTTAGTTTTAAACTCATATTCTTTTTTGTCAACTTCTTTTATATCCAAAACTCTTTTAAATATCACTATCGCTATAAAGTTCGCAAACAAGTTTGCATCTTTTTCTATTTCCTGATTCTCATAGTGTTTGCTGCTTGAATCCTTATAACTTTCAAGTTCCTTTTTCCATATAGATACACTTCTTTCATCCATAGAAAATACTTTTTGATTCTTATTATATACACATGAATATTGATATAAATGCCTTATTTCATGCGCAAGATATATATAAACTACACTAGTATCTATTATGGATGTATTCAGGTTTACACAAATCACATTTTCTTTTGGGTAGGATGTGCATACGCTTGTATCTTTCACTTGAAAAAGTTCTTTATTGACTGGTTTATGTTTAAGATCATAAACCTTATCATTTGCTTTAAAGTAAACTTTTGGAATCTTTATATTTAATAATGTGCATAGAAAACTTATATAATCATTCATACATTCATTATATCCGAAAAACTTTCTTTTGAAAAACTTATTTATCCAGGATTAGAAAAACTTTTTCTAATTGTTCTTGAGACGTTGGAAAAAACTTTTGAGATTCTTTTTCATGCTTGCATAGAATCGAACCATCAAAAAACTTTTCCAGCAACTGAGAAAACTTTTCTTTCTTCACATAATAAACATAATTCACAGGCACATCTTCATCATCATGCGCATTGTATTCAAAAACTTTTTCAACAAACTTAGAACAAATAACACCAATCTGTACATTATCATACTTCACAAAAACTTCTTTGTAAGAAAACTTATTTTCATCCATTTCATCACTCCTAAAAAACTTTCTACACATCAAGTAATATTCTCATAAACTTTTTATATTCTTCTTCTGATCTTAGATAAAACTTATTGCAGCCATTCATTACGTCTTCATAGTTTAAGCAATCAATTTCATTATCTAAAAGCTTTCTATATAAACTTTTGAATTGCGGTTCACAAATATAATGCTTAATAACGAGTATACCATTCTTATCATAATTACACCTATAAAACTTTTCATCTGCCATATAAACACATACAACACGATCTCCGTATTGTACAAATAAACTTTGTGTATTATTGATCATAAACAGCTTATTAAGCTCATCACCTATATTTATATGTTTTTATATATAAAAACTTTGGTAATTTGTGTTTCATTTTCTTTACTCCTTAAACTTTTCTAATAAACTTATTTCTGTATAATTATCGTGGAGGATAACAAAATGACAGAAAATGAAAAAAGTAATGATGGTGTTCAATCTAGAACTAAAGGCACAGTCAAGAAAGAAATACCATCAGAAGGCGGAAAATAACCTCCATAGTCACTATCGTTGTTCGATAGTGACTATTTTCATTTCATCATTAATAAAAACTTTTGCTCCTGGCAATGCACAAGCTTCTGAAAAACTTTTCTCAGATACACTTTTTCTTGGTGCTATAGTAAATTCACCAGTTCTTTCTGAATGCATTTCAATATATCCACACGCAATAAAACTTCCTTCTCTAGTATAGAAATATCCAATTGTCATGTTATCACTTTCAAAAACATCTTCTTGAATAGTTCCAAAAGTCATTTCAGACAATCCTTTACCTTTTCTAATCAAATTAACTAAGGTTCTAAAAAGCTTAATAACATGAGCATGCACAGTAAACGAACTTATTAATGTTAATAAAAATGTAATCAAAACACTTTTATAAATATTCCATTTCAAATAATCACTAAAGAAAAAGCAAACAAGAATATTAAACAAGGATAAGATCATCAAATACAATCTTTCTTTATCTGCTCGATCTTGTTCTTCAATCACATTTGTGCATGTTAAAACATAATAATTTAAATATCCACATCCACCAGCTGCAACAAACGCTAGTAAAACTTCTTTTATGAAATCTTCCACATTATCACTCCTATTTATCTGCAATCGTTTCTACAAAACAATTATAATAAACATATCTTTTTCCATCATAATCAAATTTTACATATCCACCATCATTTGTTTCAATATCAATTCTACCTTCATAGCTTGCTATAATTTTTCCATCTGCTGTATACACATTGATTATCCTATTCAATCCACCATTCAAATCAGATTTTACATCAGTACCCCAACGATCCACAGATGCACATCCAAATAAGGAAACGCCAATCATTCCAACCGTTAATAATTTATATACTATTTTAGGAAATTTATTTAGTTCAATTGATAATAATTTATATAATTTATTCATTTTATTCCTCTTTTCTTTGACAATCCTATAAAGCACACATTTATTCAAATTCAACATATCTTGTATCTTTCACTTTCCCACATTTCAAACACACAAGATACTGAGTCTCACCTCTGAGAGAAAAAAACATATCATTCTTTACACACCAAGTAAATTCATGCTTGCAGAATAATCTTTTAAAAAACCATTTAATTTTGTTTATCATCTGAACTCCTTCATATGTCCGATAACTATATATTATCAGACTAACTACAGACCTTTTAAAAGCCTAGTAAATAGGCTACTTTGTAACACTTTTCTAAAATAAAAACTTTATGAATTTTTGAGCCATGCTATAATGAGCTCATGAAATCAACTAAAGAAATTTTAAAATACATAGAGAAACATCCAAAATGCGATTCTACTCAACTTGCCAAAGACTGTTTCAATAATGACGAAGAAACTGCAAGAGATACACTCAATAACATCAAAACATATATTCACTGTAAAGGAGAGTGGGATGAAGAACAAAATCCACATACAGTAAATATTTTCTTAAGCATCGAAGGCGAACGTTTCTTGTTGGATTGCAGACTTCAAGAGCGACAATTTTGGATTCCGTCAATAATGTCAGCTATTGTAATTTTTATATCTCTACTTAATTTATATTTTGACCACTTCAAATAATGATTAATATGCACCAGTTACGATACCTATTATAAGCATATCTATAAACAATACTGCTTCACCTATCAAAAGATAGCATAGAAAATAAATTACATTCCATCTATCTATATACCTTAATTTTTTCATAGTTAATCACCATAATCTTTTAAAAAGATATATATTCATAATGCCTATAAATATCACTACCGATCCTATAAGCAATATCATCACAAAATCTAAAATATCATACACATCTATATTTTTAATCCACGCAATAATCTTTTTCATTGTAAATAATATCCTCATCTTACTTCACCTGTTTCAATCAACTTTGCCGCTTGTAAAACTCCTGCCTTAAACAAATCCGTTTTTGTTGTTGCATACACTCTTAATCCTTTAACAATAGAATCAATCGAGACTTCTTGGTTTTTCTTTTCAAGAATGTATTCAATAGCATCATCACATTTTCCAACCTTATTTGCCATAACAACAACATAGCCTTCATCTAATGTTTTTTGTAATTCTTCAAAACTTTTCCCATCAAAAATGTATGATCTGATTACTTTCTGCATTGTTTGTCCTCACTTATTTATTCAAATCTCCATATAATTAATAACACCTGGTTATCGGAATTAAAGTAGTTATTCTTCCATTGTATACAGGTATCAACGTAGTGCTGCAATGTGATGATGTATTAGACGATGTATCATTTGAGTCATCAGAAACAACAACTGCACACAACACAATTAAAACAATTGTAATAATAAGCGTACCAAATAATATTATTTCACAGATATAATCTCCAATCCATTCACCTATTCTTTTTAGCATATCAATCATTTGCTTAAATCTCCCATAACGAGCTTTTTAAGCTCTTTCTTCATTGCGTAATACATTTTCATTCTGCTACAGTACTTTTCTCCTGAAAGCTTTTCAAATGATTCTCCGTTGATATAATGACGTTTCATATATAAACGAATATCATCATTTGGAATAAGATCAATAATTGTTTCAACTTCTCTCATCTTTCCTAAGATAAGATTCTTATCATCTTCAAGCACTTTTTCTTTTGAAATAAACTTTACAAGAACATCATTTGTAATGTCCTTATTTTTCTTTGAATCCAACCTTTGTTCAAACGATGGAGATTTTGGATCTGAAAATTCTTTTTTGCGAACCTCCAAATCCTTTAAGATTCCATCCAACGATTTAAACTTTCTTTCATAAATCCTGAACATTTCAAGTTTTTTAATCAGTGTATCCACCTGAACATCTACATATTCTTCATAATCCGTTTTACTCATTTTCTCTCCTATGCAATCTCTTCAATTTCCTCAATGCTGCATGATGGGTGTTTCATATAGAACTTATACATTGCCATACTTTTTGATTCCTCATGAACTTCAATCACACAAATATTATTGTCTTTAATATATTTAATCCTGTATTTCTTTAACATCTTTTTCCTTTCTAAAAATAATCAAATGATTTATAACATTAAAAATACTCCATCCATTATTTAACCAGTCTTCAACATCTTCACTATAATAATCATATGTTACTCTGTATTCATATTCAGGTTCTTTATTTTTTTTCAAATATTCTGGTACTTTTATTTTGCTTCTATCAATTTTTGGTTGATATCCATTCATGCTGATTATTTCGTCTCCTCAAATCCATCATAAGAACTAGCATACATACATCTGTATGTAGCTAATTCCTTTTCCTTTCGCTCTAATTCAAAAATCATTTGTTTGTTCTGATATTCTAAATTGTTGATTCTTCCAGATACAACAACCGAATACAGAACCATTTCAATAATTCCACCGAAAAAAAATCCAACAATATAATAAATCATTATTGATCTACCTCAACAAATTCAATCTGTTCTCTGTCTACGCAAAATCTAGCACCATCATCAAACTCAATGTCATATAAATATTCATTTGAGCTGACAATTCCACGTATATTTTGTTTGTGTACTACGTTTCCAATCTTACCTACATAATAACTTTTGTATTTTCTAGTACTGCTAATCAATTCATTTTCGTATTTATCAACTAAATATAATAATCTAGCTTTCTGCATTATTTGATTACCTCACAACTTTCTAGAATATCTTTAATCAATTCGTCACCATTAATATTCTTGAAATGTCCTTTTTCTTTCATTTCTTTTAGTAAACCCATTTCCTTGAACTTAAAATCAACCGAGAAATGTTGTAATAAATCATATTCAAATTGAGTTAATTTGTAAGTTGGTTTTATATATGGCTGCTTCAGCCAATCTATTATCTTTTTATGGCATTCTTTTAGGCTATTTTTAAAGTCACAGTCACTACAATTAGTTTTATTACATAGTTTAGGTATTCCTTTGACTACCGCTAAATCCCATAGGCAATCTTCTAGAATTTCATGTTTGTAATAATCTAGATTAGTTTCTTTTTTTTCTTCAAAATGCTCATTTACTAATCCTTTAAACAAACGTAAATAGCTGTTAAATTTGTTACATTCTTCCGGTGTTCTAACTGTGCTGTAATATTCTTTTGTCATACGTTCTAAAGCATCTATATATTCTTGTTTTGCTTTCATTAAATCCACCTCAATCTACAATCTTCCTGCCGCAATTTGGGCAATATCTCGGTGCGTATTCTTTCATACATCTATCTTCTGGATAATCTTCATCAATTTCGATTTCGTTATAATTTTCGATAATAATTCCACAATTTGAACATTCAAATCCATCTACTAAATTATATTCTGATTCGTTGGTACAAGTTTCTTCTCCTAATTTACTAATAGCCAAATACTCAACATTTTGTTGACCTTCATACCAATCATTTAACCAACATACAGTAAACCTGCAATAATCATATGATGCACATTCAATCGAATAAGTCCATTCTTCTTCAAAATCATATTTGTATCTCAAATAAACAAAAAAGCTACCTTCATCATTTTCTTCCATGTAATCATTTAATTCTTCTTCTGTAATTCCCTTTTTCAATCGAACAAATTCAATTGAAGGTATTTTAATCTCATTCATTTTCATTCTCCTTATAAGGTTCAGGCATTGGCATCCAAGCTATAACTTTAAATTTACTTAATGTAGTTTTCTTTTCTATCCACCATTTGCCATCAGTTGTATGTGATGATTTAACAGTTCTTGCACCATTTTCATATTCAATAGTCACAAGCACCTCTTTTGATCGCGTTCTCCAAAGCATATCGTTCACTACATCTGTTTCATACAATTTAGCAAAGATGCTATCATGCTCATCTGGAAGCTTTTTAGAAACAGGAATCCACTCAAATGATTCTGCTTTATCAACTAATTCTTTCAATACATTTAAATTATTAAGATATTCATTTTGCAGCTGTGTTCCGCATTTGTACAAATTGTTCATGTCTACAACACCATCACCAACATCATTTTTGAAAGGACTAGTTAAAACCATTCCTTCTAATCTTTTTAAAGTTTCCTGATATTTATTCATATGTCTTTAATTCCTCTTTAAGCTCGTTTATAGCTTCTTTAACGAACTTTAAATCCATATCATAGTCACTAACTAAATCTGCCATTCTACAGTTTGAATAACCTTGTAATGCACTCTCTAAAGTTGAGTGAAAGGAAATTGATTTCTGAATTTCCTTTTCATCACCATTTTTGCTAGTTTGAATTGCATATTGAATTAGCGTATAGCTTTTTCCATCAGATGTAATTCCATATCCGTTCTTTAAATTAATCATTTTGATTCTCCTTTTAACTCATTAATTTATTTTTGTAACGATTATCCAATTCTTCCATAACATGCTTTCCACCATATAGTTTCGATGCGTAAACAATGTAGTCTAATTCATCTAGCATACTGTTCATCAAGTCTTTATTGGTACAGACAAATTTAATATTCTTTTGCAAAGATAAATAAATTTGCTCAATTTGTTTATCGATTTCAGAAGCGCTGCTTTTATCTAATCTGATAAAAGTATTTATTTTTATGGCATTTTCTCTTTGCTTTTTTCTTTCCTTTTCTAAGTTTTTTTTCAATTCTTTATTATTCATTTTCTTTCTCCTTCATAAACACTGTCCATCGTGTCTTACCTCTCTTGTCGCCAAATAAAGGCTTATAATCAATAACTTTTAAAATTTCGCCAAATTTAATTTGCTCATCATTCCATTTAAAAATAAGAACTCCACAATCTTCTAATACTCGCATGCATTCTTGAAACCCTTGTTTAATATCTTTTTTCCAAGTATTGATATCTAACACACCGTATTTTTTGGCCAACCAAGAATTTTCTCCTGCATGAATCAAATGTGGTGGGTCAAATACAACTAATTTGAATGTGTTATCGTCAAATGGAATATTTCTAAAATCGCCTATTACATCAGGATTTACAGATAATGTCCTTCCATCACATAACGTATCTTCTAATACTCGATTATCCATAAAAACTGTGTTCTTATTACTTTTGTCAAACCAAAACATTCTAGACCCACAACATGCATCAAGAATATATTTATCGTTATGCATCTCCTTTTTATTGTTATTCATTTTCTTTTGTCTTTCCAACATATCTTCAATCATTTCTGTAGTTGTCATTTGTTTCTCCTTTTATTCATCTATAGAATTTATGATATACGTTAATTCTTTCATTCTTTCTACCGCTTCTTTTTTAATGAATTGCAAAGTTGTTCTCTTTGCTTCTTCCATACTCCCAAACAAACAAAAAGGGCGTTTCCATTCTTCAAAATACAATGTGTATCGTAAATCAAACATTTTTTCTTCGTTCGTGTTTGGCTGAAGCGTTACGATGGATGCAATTGTTCTGCTTTCATTGTAGACATCAACCAATTCAAGCTGCATTACTTCATGTCTATCAAAATTTCTTTTTTTCCATTCTAGTTTCATATTTCCCTCACGTTTTTAAAATAATCTTTTTTCTTCAACTCTCTTTAACCGATAACCAATCCTTCTATATTCCTCGTATACAGGCTTCCAAATCAATTCACATTGCTTTCTTTCGTTTGGAAGATACTTTTCCATAACTTCCAACTCATCCTGTAGATGTATTGCAAATGGACATCCTTTGCATCCCGTCCTTTGAAAATTGTATGGGGTGTAATAAAGCTTGCATAACTTAATATTTCTTTCTTTTATGTACCATTCCATCCAATCATCATTTACAGGATTTAAAGGTTTGAATTTAACAACTACATTGTTTTTTGTTAAAATACATCCTTCATGCATTGATCTAATTCCGCCCTCAGCTTGTCGAAGTCCGATAATTGCTATTTTTCTTTTATTTTCTTGTTCATATTTGTGTAATGGCTTTTTCTTCAACTCATTACAACAATTTGGGCTTAAAGGAATATTGAAATCTTTTGAGAACTGATATTTAAGTATTGCTGGGCATTTGAACTTGGCAGATGCCTCTACTCCACTTGCCTTTAAACCTTCATAATAATTTCGGTTTGTTTTTTCAAAATCGCCTTTTAATTGAAACCTTCGCACCTGTTCTGCGTGAAATTTTGATTTAAAAGGATAGCCTTTTTCCTTTAACATTTGTGGGATGTTCACTTTGGAATTTACAATAACAAATCTAAAATCATTTTCTGTCAATTCCTCAACAAACCTCAGTATGTCGTTATATTCAATGCCTGTATTCATAAATACTCTAGGTATTTTATTTCCAGGTATCGTTTCATCAATCAAATGATGTAATACTGTACTGTCTTTACCTTCTGAGAAAGATATGTAGAAGTTTTCTTCCCCATACTTCTCAATCGTCTTTTTTATTACTTCTATTCTGTCGAATAGAATAAAATCATTTTCTGTCATAGGATCTTTCACCTGTTATTAAATATTCATTTAATTTTCTATAAATTTCTCTGTCTTCACTTTCAATTGCAATATGACTCGCTGAATTACACGCTCTTCTTAAATAGTCTAATTCTTTATCCGTCATGACAAAACCTTTAACAGATACCTTACAAAGAAGATTTCTGTTTTCTTTGACAACAGTTTCCGACTTACTTTCTGTGCGCTTTTTATTAATTTTATTTCTTACAGGATAAAGGCCTGTTAAAAGTCCATATAAGAGCACTATACAAATTGGCCCTTCATAATTTTGTCCATCAAGAAACATCGAGCGAAGTTCTAAATCTTCGTTAAAATACAAAGGGCTATAATTCTCAAGTTTTCCTTCTGCCATAAAAACGTCATATGGTTCTAAACCATTATCTTCCATGAACTTTTCAATTACTTTCGATTCAATCATTCTATTTCCTCCAGTTCTATTTCCTCACATATTTTTACGATTATAAATCCATTCCTTGAATGTTTAATTTTTCCACATTTTTGTTTGCAGTACATCGATCTAAAACAATTAAGTGTTGTTTCTAGAAAAGATGCACATTCATTCTCAGTGCCAATGCACACTGGAAGGTCATCCTTGTATATTCCATATATTTTTCGTGCCATCAGTTCAACCTGTAATTCTTTCCAGGCTCTTTCTCGATTTCAAAGAAGAAACCATTGCACCTTTCTACAATTCGTCCAACAACTGCTTCGTTGATATCAATCATTTCCTGACTTGTTCTTTCGCAGGATATGATTGTTTGCATGTTGTTGTTATAGCGATAATCAATCAAATCAAAGATTGCTTTATCATCCAATCTATTTGCACTAGATTTAAACAAATCATCTAGATACAAGATTTGAGCGTGTTTAGCACGTTCTAGAAGTGAATAATCAAAGTTGCTAATAGAATTGCTCAACTCAATATATCTGACGTACAGAACGCGTTTATTTTGTTCGAGCAACCAATTACTGATTCCTGAACATAGATGTGTTTTCCCACATCCACTCTGTCCTAAAAACATCAACCAATTGCAAGGAGTATGTTCTGCAAAATTGTTTTTACAATCCTGGATGTAATTCACTGCCATTTTTTTGATTGCTTCCTGCCACGGATCAGATGCAACGAAATCATTGATTCGTTTGTTTAACAAATCTTTTAAGCCACTGTTCTTTTTGTTCTTCTCAATCCACTCACTGCGATAGCTTGATAGTTTCTCACAGTCATTTCTTTTTGAACAAAATACCTTTGTTGGAGCCACCAAGTATTTCCCGTCATAATAAGCTGGCTTTTCCCAAATACCACATGCCCCGGCTGCCATGCATTTATCACAATTACTTTGGCAATGTTTGCTTTTAAGATATTTCTCATTGTTCGCATCATTTTGTTTTTGAATTATTTCACTAACTGACTGCATTACATCTTCACTCCTTTCGTGATCACAAAATCATTTGTTTTTTGTTTAGGTGCTACACTGTTCAGATAAATTTCAAACTTAGATCCAAACAACGTGTCAGGTCTTAGATACTTGTTCATTTTTGTATCGTTTAACCAATCATAAGCTTTAACATCAATCACAAGCTTAAAGTCTTCTAATCTGAATCCTTCATTCCATCTAGCCCGAATCTTCTCTCTCGCAATGCGATTACTGTGCTTGTAACGTTTCAAACATTTAGAATTCAAGTAGTCAATAATTTCAACATAAGGGATTGTTTCTGATGCTGATAAATCAGTGTCGTCGGAACTTTCTTTTATATTTCTTTTATTATTAACTGTGTATATAAATGTTTTATTAACTGTCTTACATTGGACAGATTTGTCTTTTGTACATTGGACAGATTTGTCTTTTGTACATTGGACAGATTCGGTAAATGCATTGGACAAATTTGACCAATCGATAGATAAAGCATTTTTTAACTTTTCACCCATATTTCCAAATGCATACCAGCTTGTTTGATTCCAAGGATTTTCATTGTAATTTCCCTTGATAATCAAATCTTCATCAACCATTTTTTGAAGTATTCTTTGTATCTTTTTTTCACTCCAATATGGAAATAATTTTTTAAATCCTTTTGCAGAATTAAACGTCCAATATTTTCCATCATGATAGTTGTAATTATTTGCTTCATTTTTGTTGATCCAAAAACAAAACATATCAAATACAACAGCAACTTCAATGCCGTATTTACAGGCTATTTCTGCATCAAAACTGTGTTTCATTTCTTATCCTCAAAATAAAGATATTGTCTCTATTTTCTTTCTATTCCTTGTATTACTTTTAGGTAGAATCACAAGTTCATAAAGCCTTCCATCTACCTGATAAAAACGATATGCTGCACCCATGCAAGAAATGTTTTTTCTTTGTACAAGTGCAGCTGTTATTCCATATTCTTCAAACATATAAACTGCATCAGGAACTACTTGTAGAACCTCGTATGATGCATTTTGAACCTGAATAACATCTCCTGTATTAACATTAGTAGCTTCTTTCATTTGTTCACCCCGTAACATCACCTGCTTTCTTGAGTATGTGATGCTTTTTTATCTTTTAACTTTTTTACCATTTCTTCTATTGGTTCTTGTATCAGGCTTAAATCATATTGATCCAAGATTTTTAAATCACATAGATACGTTATTAAATCGTACCAACTGTCTATTCTTGAAATCACTTCTAATTCATCCATTGTTAAATCGAAAAAATTGGATACAAGATAAGGAATATTGTCTGCATAATATGTAATACTATGAATTCCTTTATCTTCTTCATTCAATTTCTCGTAGATTTCTTCTGTTTTTAAATCAATAAAAACCCTTCCAATTACATCAATCGGTTCTCTGTAACATTGTGGTTCATGTTCCTCACACTTAGTTTTCTTTTTCCTAAAAAACATCTTTACCTACTTTCTTTTCGCATAACTCAACGATTCAAGATTCTGCTTTTTCATTTTCCTTGTTGTACGAACATAGATTCTTGTAGTTTCTAAACTAGAATGTCCAAGAATATCCGCAAGTTCTGCAATCGCATTTTCACCATTCTGCATCAAATACTGAATCGCAAACAAATGTCTGAATGCGTGCGGATGCACTTTACCAAGCTTAATCCCTCTGCATTTACCAGCGACCATTTTCAAGTCCCTGGATAACACACGAGCATTTACAGGACTTTTCTTATCAGAAGATGTAAATATACACCCTTCTTCAATTTTGTTGTCCTTGCAGTATTTAATGAGCTCTCTGCGCAAGTCTGAACGTAGAATGATTCCTCGACCTTTTCCTTTGTTCATAACATACACATTGTCATCCGTTACTGCTTCTACAGTAAAGAACTGTAATTCGCTCAAACGAATGCCCGTATACCCAAACACCTTCATGATCTCGTATAAGTCCATACGATTGATTTCCCTGGCTTTTTTCAATAGTCTTTGAAATTCATTAGGCTCTAGAATATCATCCAAAGAATCATCTTTCTGGACTCTTACGTTCTTCAATAAATTCTTTGAATAATATTTCTTAAGTTTCAGGAAATTGAAATCATCATCTGAATCGATGATCTCTGCATATTTAATAAATTTATTAATTATCACGATATAGTTGTTTACTGTACTGATTTTATAATCATGCAGCAGTTTATCTTTAACACCAACTATATCGCTCTTTTTTATTTCACCATCAGGCAATGAGTTAACAAACAAAGCAGCAACATGTTTGTATTTGCGGATTGTATTCTTACTTTTTTCATCCGCCTTTTCTTCATTTAAGAACCCGTTAATTTTTGTTTGTAACTCATCCTTAGTCATATTACTTAACTACCTGGATGATTGTTGTAGCCAACACCTTAGTGGATAAAAATACGCATACATTCAACGCAAGTAAAGCAATATTAATGAATGTACATGCAACTACATAATTTTTTGGTTTAGGTTTCTCGTTAATAACGAGTTTGTCATCTAACTTATAGATGTCATACTTATCAAAATTTGGGATCTCCCAAGTTTCTTTTTCTTTTTCTTTTGCCATTTTATTTCTCCTTATATAATAGTGATTGGAGGTGAAAAGAAATGTCTGATTTAGCAATTCAAATCCATAAATTTGTCCTAGCAAACAAACGTGGAGAAGAAAAACTATGCAGTTTAGAAGATGTCACAGATGCGTTCCCTACTCATTCTGAAGATCAAGTCAAGAAAGCGCTTCACGAATTAGGTGATAACGGCTACATCCGTTCCTTTATGAACGCCGACAACTTCATTTATTACGTATTCAGTGTGATAGAATAAGTATTAGCACTCTTTTGAGTGCTTTTCTTTTTGCCTTACCCTTTCATGAATCGAATATGCTCTATCTTGATGATCTATTCTTTTCACCAAAATCCAATCCTTAGCCAAAATATCTTTTGTTGTAATTCCTGCCATGCGAACAATATATCCTTTAAAAGGAATATAAGCGCCATAGCCATAAATAGCATTATCAAACGGCACTAAATAGCCATTTACAGTTGTTAGGAATGAGTTCTTACGTACCATTCCCATTTTTCTTTTCTTTGCCAACTTAGTAGCTTTAATAATATTCATTTTTTATTTCTCCTTTTAGAAACTGTGATATAATGAATCTGTGAAAACTATATCGCAGTGCATTACTGCCCTAGCACTCTTGGCCAAGAGTGCTTTTTATTTGTTCCTTCCAAATGTCATTAAGCGCACTTTTAGTCTCAGGAAAATACTCAACAAATATTGGGGTTGGAACTGCAAGAATCTTTCCAAGCATAGTGTCTCGATATGATCCTTCAAATATTTCACCCTTTTTATTTTTTTGTCTGCGTAGATTATGTAAAATCTTTCTAGCTTGTGTATCTTTTACAGGTAAAACAAGCATCACATCTCTAACAGTCACATATGCTTTCATTTCTTTTCGTTCTCCTTTCTGTCATTCTGCACTTCCTTTTCAAATGAATCCAAGGAAGTCAAATTACGTTCATTTAATATTCCATAATTATGAAGGAAAGTTGGTACTATGTCAAGAAAAAGGACTCATAAAATAGATAAATTTTAAATTCTA